GCATATTCGGAAAACAACTTTTTATCCCGCTTGCGCAATAAGCACTCTGCTTTACCATAGGGCGGGACAGTTCTCCGAGAAAGAGACTCCTGAGCTCAGACTCGGTTGGGATTTGACACATTGCTTGCTTCCAGGTTTCTTCACCTTGGAGCACGGTGCCATACTCTTGAACCAACCAAGAAATGAGCTCCTTCAGATAACACCTCATAGTTTCATCGGGCCATGCCACTCGTAGAATAGCACAAGCTCGAATCAAAGTATATGAAGGGTCACCTGGAAAGCGAGAGTAGAGAAGCGACGTCAACAACTTATTTCTGTTGTATAATGGAACAGCTATTCCATCCACAAATATAGTGAACGCCGACAAAAAATCCAACTCCTCTACAGGACGTGGGTCAAGGCAATCTGTTGTCGTAGTAATGCCTATTCTACCCCACTCATCTATCAATGTTCTCGCATTGAAATAGGGAACTGCTCGATCTGACACGGTCCAGGTATTGTCATCCCCACATAGGGCTAACGACAACTCACTATCAAATTTTTCATAGGATCGAATCTCTTCTGGAACAATCATTATCCACCCGTACGCTAACAGGACGAACAAGATTAACGTGTTATCAGTAATGGTGTTAACTGAGCCGGAGGGATTTCCTCCTTGCTTTCTCACAAAAACACCTTCTGATGTAATGATCAATGTATTTACAAGGTTGCAATAATAAGACAGCAACCGCTCCTTATTCTCAGGAGTCTGATCTTCAGGTCTAAGCATCCGCCAGCGAAACTCAGCACACCCCCACATGAGGAACGCACGCAGGGACGAGTCATATTGGCTTTCATCTAGAGCAAAACCATTAACAAACTTTCGTAGCTTACGGTAAAGGGTATTCCACCCGCCCTTCAACGGTGTAAAACCAACAACACTGGCTGTCTTGAGATGTGAGGCATAAAACTTCTCATTCATGTCTTCAAACAAACGATTTCCATGAATTGTCATCTCAATGGGACCCGCTGTGAATGTGCGTATCGAATTCGCATCAATCTTCACACGGGGTCGGACTTCTTCCTTTAAGGAATTTCCGAATATCGCGACATAATTTGGATTTCTTAGTCGCTCCCAATCCTCCTCCATGTATTTGGAAAAATCTTTCCAATCTTCACACATGGCTCGCTTTTTAGCGTATTTCCGTGTCCAGGGAAACCCAGGGGATGTGGACATATCTAGTCCTTGAACAACCTCTTCCTGGGTCTTCACTCTGGAGTTTTGCATGTAGGGCCCGAAATGCCGTTCCATCCACTGGAATGCGGTATTCATGGCCTGCACTTGCTTAACGCTCATGGCCGGAACATCCTTGGCGTATTTAGCAAGGGACAAGTATGCTGCTTCCTTATTAGGTTTCGGCAGCCCCCATTCTGATCTATCAGCCTCCTTAGAGGTTTCATCTTCAAAACGGGCGACATTCATATCTAAATGTCTACGGTTCTTAGCAACAAATGACTTAGGAACCGCGCCTAACACTGGAAAATGTGTCTCAGGCAAATACTTGTCATGGAGCTTGCTGACGGTGGTTTCAGCTGAGAATCCCTTACGGAATTCATCAGGGTAACGCCCCCAAAATTCTCCCCCCTCTTCCACCAAAGTGGAGGGGAGAGGGGGCATTATGGAAAATCCATCCCCGCCAGCGTGGGGGCAGAGGCTTTAAACCTCTTTATACGGTCTTCGGTCATTGGCTCAAATCGATTGACCTCATCCCCACCAGCTATATGTGTTCCAACAACAGCTCCATCATCTACAGCAATTACCAACCCCCCACAATTACAATAGTCTGACGCATAATCACAAATGCCACTTGACGAACAATATCCAACCGAAAACGAGGGCTCAACCTCTTCAGCGTTGGTGAAACTAATCATCACAACCATTTCGTTCTTCGGTGGGCGCATCTTCAGGGGTCCTGCTTTCACAACACCTCCTGTAAAGAAAACACCGCCGTCCTCAGAGGTAGGAGTAATCTCACCACCAATGGCGGCACACGTCGTCGCATTCACAATCTTTCGCTCAGCACCATCAATGTGACTGTGCAATGGAACATGCACTTTGTCTCCAAAGATAGCACACGTAGACGTGAACTGGCCATTCTGATAGAACTTAAAAACGTTCCCACTCATCTTCGCCCAATGAAGTTTTACCTTCCCAAGCATACTTTCTTGCTTCATGAGGGATCGTGTTCTTATCTTTCCAAGTTCACGCACATCAGACCTATTATA